GCCATTCCTGACGTGGGTGTAGCGGTCAAGGGCAAGGGAAGCTTCCAGCCCTTTTCGTGCGGCTATGCCGCGCGAGCCTAACCACCACCCGTTTTAACCATGCCGGGATTTATGGCATGGCGAGCGTGCGAAGATCAGACCGTTTCGGCTACCTCTTGGACATGCCCACACTCCACAACTCCCCATAGGGAAGGAGCTTTGTGCGAGCTAGTCCTCGAGGAAATCCGTTAGGTCCCCTTCGTACGTAGTAATCGTCACTATCCGATCAACATCACCTAGGAGGTGAAGCCTCACGGTTTTGTGATTTTCACTACGTTTTGCGACCCAGTCGGCCTTTCCGTACCGCTTGCGCGGTGCGGGAGGCCGCAGGGGGTCTACGAAGGTCTTCATGATCTTCGGACGCGGCGAGCCCCAAGGGACCTTGGAACGGTGTTCCGGTCGAAACATATCGCCATCACGATCACTCGTGATGCGTAACGTTTCGAAATACCGGGCCTGTTCTAGGTCAGGTGTCACCACAGGTTCTACTTGTGGTGTCCTGCTCACTGCCACTTTGCACTCTCTTCTGAAGAGACGCTTGTTAAAGCGCCATTCAGCCCGAAAGTTATCGGGTTTAGGAGATGCAATTGCGCCGTGACCATCCTCTGAAAATAGAGGAGGAGCCACGTGGTTGTCGAGTAAGACTCGAACCAACCATGCGCGTGTCAGTGAGAAACCGTATTCGTGGCAAGAATTCGCCATGTCAACGATTCCCTCGTACAAGGGGGCGTGATACGCAGTTAGCCGCTTCTCGACCGCTTGGTAGCGACGAGAAATTTTCATCGGCGACACTGCTCGACCATCGTAGCCTTCCCCACCGCAGCTTTCGCGGAAGCGGGTTGGGCTGGTAAAAGACTTAGAGGAGTTGGTAATAAAACCCAACTCTTCCAAGATACCCACGACATCCCCGAAGATGGGGGTCATGACGATGATGTCATCACCGTAAACCCTATAAGACGCCAAGTACTGGTCGTCCCAAAAGGATCTACGTCGCACTGCGAGCTCCACAGCACATGCGAAAATGAGCGTTTCTACAGGGAAGCATAATGCACTCCCCATAGGCGCAAACTTCGCAACCCTGATCTCCTTTCCAGAAGGCAACACAACGGTCCGAGACCGCAGTGCTACCAGGAAGGGAAGAGCAGGCGTGCCATGGAACACGGCCTTTACGAGCGTGTCCGTTACAGTGTCCGACGCCGACGATAAGTCGATTGTCGAATACTGCCCGTCGCCACTACTCTTAATCGCTAGCAACGCGTTTTTCTCTTGGTCGCGGAGATTTATCCGCTGACGAAGATAAGGGTGCTCATGGACTAGGTCCATAAGTATCCGAGCAATACCTTGTTGAAGGTACTGCAGCGTAGCCGGCTCTTTCGAGATAGTACGACGTGTCTTGATGCTTTTAGGCACCACGACAAGCTTCGATTTCCTATTCAAGCCCTTGGGCGAGAACGGGAAGTACGAAGAAACGTCCACACCTGCGTGTTTCCGAAACACGTACTCCAGCATAGCATCGGTACCAAGGTACTGATACTTACTAAGCTGACCTGAAGAGGCTGATTGCTCAGCAACAGCTCCAGGACCGTGAGCAGGCAGGAAGTTGTCCTCCGAAACTCGGAAGCCAGACATCCAGCCCTTCATGATGGAGTTCATCTCCACCAAAGTCTGACGGTTGTACGGGATCGATTGCAGGTAGCGTTCCATTTCCTCATACTCACCTTCCATGTCGACATCGATGTCGAGTAGGGTTAGATGAGTAAGAAACGAGAGGAATTGGTTGCACAAGTAAAAGCCACGAGGGTTGGGGTCCTCAAGAAAAGAGGACAGACCCTCCCGGATCGGAGCGAGGAAGGCACCCGTAAAAGGGTACCTGTCGCGCAGCTGGCGTTTAAACCAGCTGTAAGTCGTCGGTTCTGTCACATTACGCAACAGAGCGACGGCATCCGAAAGGAAGGATCCTACGTCGTGAACGTCCAGTGTAACCACATACGTGGCCCACGCGACGAGCTCACGCGTCGATCCAACACCATCGTGCAGGAGAGACATATCGGTGAGATGAAGAGCACACAACACAATTGCTTCCGTGTATGTGCGCAAATCTCTCTCTGAGAGGGCGATGCCCTTCCAGCACACCGAACAGCGCCCAAGCCGTGCTTGGACGTCTTTCCAAGTACCGTGTACTTGGTTGAGTGTGTGCATACGACATTACTCCTTCGTGCGTAGGAAGTCAGTGACCACCGTTACGGTCTCCACATAGGAGCCGCCCTTCAACTTCAGCAACTGCGTATTGGTCACCACATTTCTGTGGTAACCCGCAAAAGCTGGAGGCGAAGGTTTGATAGTGGTTTGGCTTGCTTGGCATGTGGTCAGAACGAGTAGGAGCAGACCGCCTGTAAGAGCTACAGAAACTGTAGCTTCAAACGACGGGATGCGCACGTGGGCTTTAAGCCCAAGTGGATTCCTACTGCTTCTTGACGACATTGTGAAGGAGCGCGTCGATGCCCGCCGTCAGATCGTCATCGCCCATCGCTGCAAATGCAGCGACGACCCTGGCCAGCGCTCGTTCCACCATAGCGGTGGTAACTTGCGAGGCTTCGGGGTAAGTGGCGGTAACAGCAAGACGGAACGGGAACGCCTTGAGATATGTGGAGTCTTCGGAGTCAAGCTCCGTATAGACCTCACGAACCTCCACGAGCAGGTCGGTACCACGCTTGGTAGCGAGGTACGCGCCCGGATCAATGGAGGTCCCGCTGTACACGTTCGCAACAGCACGACGCTGAATGCGAAGAGTGGACGGCTGATCAAGAGGCGAGGTGATGTCCGTCATCACGTTCTTGCCGGTCCCCTCGTCGATGCTAAGAAAATCAGCATCGAAATTGAGAGGAGCGACGTCGAACGTAACGGCGGTCACGCCATCGACGGCTGTGCCGTTGGGTCCATAGACGATTGATTTCGTCACTGGATCTCCTTTCCAGACCGGTTTAAACGCCGGTCACCCCTGCTCCGCACTGGAGCATGGGATGGGGCCTAGTCTCGAGCGTAGTAGTCAGAAGGTATTACCTTAACTGACTCCATCGCTGGAAAACCAAGGCCGTGGTTTCCACTGAGTGTTTACCCAGTGCAGATTCCACAACAAGAGGGTGCACAGCAGGAAGCGGTAACTCCCCACTGATCGTACGGTTGTAGTAACTGAATTCTACTACTCCCGTCCCCGGACATGCCGGGACCAACAATGTAATGTCCATCCCTTTAGTGTACTTCAGGCTGCTGATGACTTCCGTGACCGGAAAATAATCTTTCAGGTCCAGATAGTTGTCAACCTCCTCGAAGAATTCGCCTAGGGTGAGAACCCATCCGGCGACAAAACTATAGGGAATTCTATCCAGGGCAGCAGTGCTGTCCGGGTAGACACCCCAGTTCTTACATTCGGCGATGAAGTTAATCGCTGCACCTTGAAGATTGGTCCCCAAATCGAGGTCCTTTCTCCAAGGCCAAGTATGATGGGCGACAGTTAGTACTGCCGTCCTCGTACCGAACGTAGAATCAGGGTAAGACATTGGGGTTACCTCACGTGCGTGTAGGCGGTTAGACAA